TGGTTTGAGACACTTCTACTGAAAACTTACCGCTTACGCTATTGGGGCTAGTCACTCCAGTAGGGTCAGCTATGCACTGATAAGAATGTAATGTAAATTCTGAAACATCTACTATTTCGCCCGTCGTAGGAACTTCGCCCGACGTGGTCACGACAGTGCTCCTTAAGGGAGTCATGTCCGATTTGTCGCGCCAATAAGTGTCGCCTATCAGTTGCATTCGCAATGAATTACACATTTTTTGTGATTTTTAGAATAAAAAGTGTATTATATTAGCAGTGAGAAAAAAATTGACAAAGAAGGTCAAGTCCACGGGTGGCGATGTAGAGATCTCTCTAGGGGAACGTCGGGACTCTCAAAAAAACATCATGGCGTTAGTGGCTTCTTCTTTTGGCATTTATGAAGCTACAGTATGGCTCAACACTCCTCTCGAGGAGTTGGAAGACAAAACTCCTGCAGAAGCCATGAAAGAAGGTTATCTCAAGGAAGTTCTCTCCGTAGCCAAAAAGCTTTAAATATATTTTTAGTACAAAAAGGTCTGAAAATATACCCCTTCGGATTTTTTTTGACCCGCGCCTTTTTCGAAAAAACCATTTTCCCCGAGCGAATGAAGAAAACCACCCCCCACCGCATGTGCACAATCCCATCATTTTCGTAAACTAAAAAAAGGGGGTAGGATCAGTCACTATTTTTAGTCGTATTTTGCACTGAAAAAAATTCGCTATCCAGCGGTGCTTGTGGTAACTTGTATTAATGCCAAACAATTCAAACCAACAACCAATATAATTATGCCAGAAGATCAAGTCACAACAGAGAGCTTGCGACAAGTCCTCTTCAATCTATCACGCCGAATCCGAGACAGAATCCATTCTCTAGCTCGCAAAACGGGAATGGAAAAGCCGTCGCCAGATCAAATCCAAAAGCTATTCCAAGAGCTTCAGCAAGTCTGCCGACATATAGACGCTTCCTATGAGCTGAACGACTCAAAAACAAAAATACTTGTAAAATAATGCACCTAATAATTGAAAAAAAATCCTACGAAAACTGCGAGTCCAGTTTCCAAATAATTGCCCAGGCAAAAAAAATTGAACGGGCAAAAGAATTAATGGACGCTCATAAAATCCTGCGAAAAACGCCCGAAAAAAAAGAACCCTGGACGCCAGAAATTAGCCTATCAATTGTAAAATTAAACGCTTAAAAAATAATTGCACAAATGATCGTTCTTTTAATGCTTTTAATAATAGCCGTTCAATTCCTGGTCTTCCAGAATTGAGCGGTTAATTTGTCCTAAGTCTTTGACAGGCAACGACTTACGGAAGTCCCACTTTTGTAAATCCTTGATAGTCAACGACTTAGGGAAAATCTTTCGTTGATAATCAACAACTTAGGGAAAAATTGTCATAAGTCCCTGATAATCAACAGTTTACGACACATAAAAAAGCCCCCCAAAGGGGGGCATCTATTTGGTATTTGCCTATTTGCTATTTAATCCTTCAGGTGATAAGAGAGCCACTCAAGCCAATTAGAACAGCAATTCCCATAAAAGCAATGATAATCATTGCACTGCGATCCACTCGCTGGAGTCGACGCTCTTTCCGTCCAGCATTGGCTCATGATTCACTTGGTGAAAATTTAATCCAGTGATTCCATTTACCCTTTCCCGAGTGGTGACGGTATTCCAGCCCGCTAGGGTAGCGTAGACCTTACCGTTTGCATCACGACGGACAATCTCGTTTCCAAAGAGGTAAACGCTTGTTCCATCGGTGCGAGTGTTGTTGACTGTTAAAGACTGACCGTTGTCAAAGGCGTCTTTGATTCTCTGTGTTACTTTTCTCATATAATACAAGATACGCCATTTTCTACCGAAACGCAAGCAGAAAACACACTTTAATGAAAATAGTCATAAGTGGTTGACTATCAACGACTTGCGAAAGTCGGACTTTTGTAAACCCTTGATAACCAAGGGCTTACGACACAAATACAAGCCCCTTAGCATAGCACAAGTACGCTAAAAAGTCAAATCTTTTTTTCAGTCGCTCCACTTCGCTTGCAAGTCGCTGGAGCAATCCCCGCAAATGAGAAAATCGGAATCCTCTAGATCTCC